AGCAGCGGCGAGGTTTCCACAAACGTCTTGATGACTCCGGCCTTCTTGTATTGGCCGTTCGCTTCGGCCGTGAGGGCCGATTGATACAGACTGACTGCCATGGGTGAACCTCAGAGTGAGGGTTTGCCCACGAAGGATGCTGCCTTGCTGGCTCCCAGCGGCTCAGGCCGTGTTTGCGGCACGGGTGAACAGCTCCCTCGCGGATGAAGATCCTGGGACTGCCACCCTAGCGGTTCCCCCGCTCGCGTGGTTAGCGCCGGATCCCCCGACGCCGGAACCTGCGAAAGCCGACTTGTAGTCGGGATTCTCTCGCAGCGTGTTCACGTATTCAGAGAACTGCATGGGCGCAGACGATCCCGCCTGACGTGTCATCAGTTCTTTGCCGTCATCGCCGATCAGTGAAACAGAGAACGTCCCGCCCTCTGTCATCTCGGCTTTCGCAGCTCCACGCACAATCGGCAGCAGCAGCTTTGCGTTGCCACCTGCATCGACGATTGCCTGCATGGCTGCGCGGTCCACGAGCAGTTCACGGAGCTGCTTCGTGAGGCCGTCGGACTGGTTGCGGATCTTGGCAGCATCCTGAGCGAACTTCGCCTCGGCGCTCTTCTTCCACTCGTCGATTTCCTTTGACGACTTCAGGCGTCCCGCCTGCATCGCTTCCAGGGCCTCGCGTGCGGATGCCGGATCTTCGATTCCCTCGAAGTCCTTGATCTTGCGTTCCAGTTCCTTGCGCGTGCTGCGCTCCGTCGTGATAGCACCTTTGAGCGCGGTGATGTCCTCGATGGCCCAGCCTTCTGGCATTGCGTCAACTACGACGCTTTGGCCCTGCTGCTTGGCGGCAGAGCGCAGGCCCTCGGGAAGCTCTTCGATCTTGTCAGCGACGATTCGCAGCACGTTGGTTTTCTACCTTACACAGAAGAATGCAGCAAGCCCCGAAGTGGGGCCGCGTGCGTGTTAGTCCTGAAGCTCGGCCAGCGTCTTAGTCCGGCCCGTGCGTGTCACCATGTCTTTCGTGGTGATCTTGCCGTCACGGTATAGCTTCGCCCTGCCTGCACCGAACACCTGATCCTGAACAGCAGCAGGCTGGTTCTTGATCCACTCGTCATAGGTGACAGACGCAGGAACGTCGCCATCCATGGCACTGCGTGTGCCCTCGCTGACTTCGCCAATGCGCTTGGCCTTGCCGATCTCGTCGATGCTCATCAGCACCGGAACGGTGGTGCATCGGCAGTTGAAGTGCGCAGGCTGCGGAGGAACCTTGCCGATGTCATACACCTGCCCATCGAGCGGGCCGCAGATCTTGCAGGTGGATGTGTCGAGTGTCGCCACCCACTGGATGCCCTCGATGACATCGGCCATGGCCTCGTAGGTGGCCTGGCGTGCCTGGTTGCTCACATGGCTAGACGCAGTGCGAACAATGGCCTGGGCCTCGACGCGCGTTGCCTCAAGCACGCCGTCTCGATAGCCAGCGGCCTTCGTGCCTCGAACGCGCTGAACCATCTGATCGGCTGTCTCCCCACTGGCTAGCCCGATTCCAATCTGCTTCTCGACGCGTTTCTTGGTTGTGTCGGCCAAATCCTGCATCCAGTCGCCAAGCACTCGGCCCTGGATCGGCTGCTGCACGATGGCTTGCACGGTGGTGAGGTTCACCATCTTGTCGGGCACGACGGCAGCCACGACATCCTTGGGAATCGTCTCGGTGAAAGTCTTCTGCTGCCACTTCGCCTCGATCTTGGCTAGCTCACGCAGCACGAGGTTCATGCGCGTGCGCAGCTGCGATGCTCCATCGTCGAGCAGTTCGCCCAAGTCGCGCACCATCTGCTTGTAGCGTTGCGTGGTTTCCCATCCGGTGTCCACGCCGCGCAGGCGGATGTTGGCTAGCCTTGCTTCGAGCTTGGCTAGCAGATCAGGGAACACATCACGGTTCAGAAACCCAACGGCCTCCTCGGCCAACAGCGTCTTGTATCGCTCCAGGAAGATGGCGTGCTTGATCGCCTTGTCCTGCAACTTTCCGTTCGTGGTGTCTGTCTTTGGCTTCTTGGCTGTCGCCATCATTTCACCCAATCGTGTTCGATCAGTTCGCCTTCCAGCCAAGTCATCGCGCAGTGCGGCCAGCAGAGCAGCGTGCCGGATGCGTCGAGGTTGTCGAGGCTCCAGCGGTAGGACACCTTGGGCGAGCCGCCGCCCTGGTATTCGAGCAGCGCACGCTTGCCGCCGCGCCCAATGGCAATGCGGTTGAGGCACAGCCACTGGGTTTCCCGCATGACTGGCTCACCGCACATGCAACAGCGCACCGTCACTCGGTTTTGATCTGACATCCGCAAAGCCCGTAGAGGAGAACGGCACCGCAGTGCTGGCAACGCTGCTGCGTCATGGCTGCGTGGCCGCCTGCTCGATGAAGAACGTACGGCCAACAGCGCCCATGATGCGCTCGGCCTTGTCCGGCGGCAGGTTGAAGAACTCCACCAGCTGCGCCACGCCACTGTCACGCGGCAGCTGACGCAACGCCACCTGCTGCACGATGGCGGCAGCGGCTTGCACCTGGGCACCGTTCAGCGCGGTGTCGGCAGCAGGCACACCAGCAGCAGCAGCAACAGCGGCAGGTGCCTCGCCAGAAGGCGCAGGAGCCTCGCCGTTGCGCTCTTCCTCGTCTGGCTCCTCCTGGCTCGCAGGCTCGTCTTCGCCAGCTGGCAGGCCCATCTGCGGCATCAGTTCGCTCAGGCTTTCGCCCTCTGCGTCCGTCTCCTCGACTTCGACGGCCACATCGACTTCATCACCCAAGGTGCCACGTTTCTGCACCTCGCGCAGGAACGTCGGCTGGCTGATCTCGCGCATCTGCCGCATCTGCACGAGCGTCTGGAGATCCGTCTGGCTGCGCGTGGGGATTCCGAAGTCTCGGAAAATGTCCAAATCGAAGCCCTCCGGCAGCTCGTCCGTCCGGCCTGCCGTCTCCCAAAGCATGGCCAGCTGGTAGGCATCGTAGAGCAGCCATTCCAGTTGCTCCGTCCACGATTGCACGCGGCTCTGGGATCGAGCGCCGGCCGCATCCACGGCGGTTGCCGTCGTGCCTGCCGACACCTGATCCAGGAACGGCGCGAGGCCAAGGCTCTGCTCTTCCTGGCGGATGTTGGCTAGCCTCGCCATCAGCTGTTGCGCTGCTGCGCCGCCAGTCTCGACGAACGACACTCGCATGTTCGGATCGCGCGAGATGATGGTTGCGCCTGCGCCGTAGACGATCTCCTGCGTGCCGTCCGCGAGATCCGCAGACGCTCCGGCAATCGACAGCACAGGGTAGCTGTGCCAGTGGATGTTGTTGGACAGGCTCGAAGTCACAAGCCAGTCATCGACGTTCTTCCACGCCAAGTCGATCAACGGCGGCCTAGCGTGCAGCGGATCGCTACCGCGCCGCGCCACGTTGCGGAACACGACGGGCACTCGGCCCAGAGGGTTCGGGCCTTGGGCCACCAGCACGTATGGTTCGCGCTCGGTGCCCTGAGTTTGGTTGGCGGCTTGCTTGCTGGTGATGAGCAGATCCGCCTGCGCCGCAATGTCCGTGGTGAGTCCGCCCACGTAGAGCGGTGCCTTGCGTTCCCACAGCTGCCACATGTCGGTGCGCCAGACGCGCACGCGTTGCAGCATGGTTTCGCTGTTGTCAAAGCTGCCGCTGCTCTGCTCTTCCTCGTAGATGGCGATGGCGTCCAGCACTCGCTTGCCGTTGGCCTCGCGCTTCCAGCTCCAGTTGATCACGGAGTCAGGATGCAGGTGGACGAAGTAGGGCCGCACATCGTTGTCGCCCTCCTCGGCCAGCGTCATCGGACGCAGGCGTTGCTGCTCAGGAGGCAGGCCCAGCGTGGCCTCGTCCACCACCACAGCAGGCGGCTTGTCCACGAGGAGCATGGCAATGCCCGTGTCGGCCAGCGCGTCCATCAGCGTGCGGCCCATCTGCGTGAGGTTGGTTCCCTCTCTATCGCAGTCGCCGGACAGCAGCTGCAAGTTCTCCGGCAGCTCGTCTTCGGCCTTCACCTCGATGGCACGCTGGAATGGCTTATCCACGATCCCGCCGATAGCGTCGTTGTAGGCACCGAACAGGCAGGTGCGCAGCAATCGCGCCTGATACTCCTTCCACTGCCGCCGCTCGCGGTGATCCATCGGCGTGAGAACGGTTCCAAGTGCACGCATGGCCGTCGTGCCACCACGCAGTGCGCGCGTGATGATTCGATCCACTTCCATGGCTTTGCGGATGTTGTGCCAGCTGCCAACGTATCTGCCGTCCATCAAGTCACCTTCATGTTGTTGCCGCCGATTGGGAAGCGTTCGTGCAGATAATACCGCAGCGCATCGCTCCAGTGTGTTCGCTTGCTGTCCGACTTGTCGATTTCGCGCGTGGCGCTTTCCTCGATCCACGCCACGCCTTCGAGATCGAGCAGCGTCTGTGGTGCAGCGTCTGCGTCGATAGCGAAGCGCACATCACCTGCTGCATTGCACAGGCGCGTGTTGACGCTGTTGGTGCTGTCCACGACAGGCGGGGCTGATCGGGCCACGCGATCCCGCACGTTGGGGAAGCCGCTCCGCAGGTGCTGCCGCACGATGTCCCAATCGTTGCTCTGTGCGCTCGTGCGCCGCTGGTTGCCTGCCGGATCCCCATACAGCAGCAGCTCGGCTGTGTGCCCTGCGTATCGGCTGCGGATGCGCTCGCACACCAGATCGGTGCGGCTGTCATCTGCGATGTGGACTTCGCCAACCACCACGGTGTGCTGATGCAGTGGGCCGTTGGGCTGATCCCATGGCGGCAGCATCTGTTCCTGGCAGATCACTGCGCTGCCTGGTGCCACGTTGAAGTCGAGGGCCACAACGAGCGGCAGCTGCGGATCGTAGCGGACGCGGCGGCAGTGCTTGGCCCTGTCAAATGCGTAGTAGACGAGGCCCGTGGCTGAGAGGAACGCGGCCTCGTATTCCTGCTGGAAGCTGCGTGCATCTAGATCGCGGCGCGCGGCCTCGACTTCGGCCTGTCCGATCACATCGCTGGATGTCCAGTGGAACGCGGCCCAGTCAGGCGTGGCCGCTGCGTTCTGGTAGAGATCGTAGAGCAGGCGTCGGCCCTTCGGACGGCCAATGAACCAGCACCAGCCAGGCCGTCCAGCGGTGGACAGCGCCGGACGCAGCGAGGATGTCCACACGTTGGGTTTGCATTCGTCGATCTCGTCGATGACGGCACCATCAATGGCGATGCCTTCGAGACGCTGCGGCCTGTCGAGGCCCACCACCATCAGCCTGCTGCCTGTGCGGTAGTAGATGGTGAGTTCGCTTTCGCTGATGTCTCGGATCCACTGCCGTGGCGACAACGACTTGAGATCGTCCCACCAAATGCGCTTGGCCTGATCGCGCGTGGGAGCAGCAGCAATGAACGTGGGCGTGGCAACCTTAGGCGGATCAAGCGCAGCTTCGACTAGCCGACGTTTCGCCATCTCAGTCTTGCCCGAGCGTCTGCCAGCGGCAACCACGCGCCACCGTGCCTCACTGGCAAGCAGTCTCTGCTGCTCAGGATGCCAGCGCAGTTCCGTCCACCTACTGGGCAGCATCTGGATTTGCTTGGCTCTTGGCTCGCATGGCTGCGAGATCGGACAGCAGCTGCTCGGCCTCGCCCTTGGTGGACACCTCGACATGCTCGCGCTTCGCCCAGCGTTCGGGCCAGCGTCGTTCAAGCATCCACGCCAGGCACTGCCAATGCCTGTCTGTGTGCAGGAACATGCGGCCCAGGAATGTCGATTCAGCAGCGGCCTCGGCTTCTTTTATGGCCGCTGCAAAGTCTGGGTTCCTCTTGCGATACGAACTGAACGTGCCGCGCGAGATCCCATGCGCCTGTGCTGCTCGCTCGGCATGAAGGCCCAGACTGATCGTGCGCAGGATCGCTTCCTTCACCTCGTCTGTGATGACAGGCGGACGCCCCATCTTGCCTTCAGCCATTAGCTGCCGTCCTGTTCGTTGTCGTTGTTGCGTCTGTC